CTAGGGGATGTAGGCTCCCCAAAAGTGCGACTGGTCCGCTTCTATATAACCGTCATTGGTCGCAAAATTTACCCGCACGTCGATTACATCTCCCTGGGCAAGAGGAGTCAGCACGCTCAAATTATAGGTGGTCACGTCGTCTACAGGCGCGCCGGAAATAGCTCGTCCCCGACCAAGTTCAGAACCATTCTTGTAGAAAGTCGCAATAACCTTGGTCGGCACCGTCCCGTTTGCCTTAAACCGCAGAGAGAACCCCAGAGTATAGGGCCCTGTAAACGGCGCGGTGAAATTGTTGCTCCCGCCGCTGAAAGAAGCTTGGTCATTCGAGTCCGCATTGTTGAACTGGATCTTCGTCCAAGTGTTCGCCGCGATGTAGTTGTCGAAGTTCGTGTAGGCCGAGAACTTTGGAGCCAGCGGAATTTTAAATTGCCCGCTGTCCTTGTCGAGAACGAAGCCCGTGTAATAGGTCGAGCCATCGGGTGACACTTTGAACGTGAAGTCATCGTCCCCAAGCAGCCCCACCAGTGCGCGAGCGGAGTAGTTTGTCTGGAACGTCAGCGCTACGTCGTCTGCAGCCGATGCCTTGTTGAAGGTGAAGCGGACGTCGTCGGTCTCCCGATCAAACAGAAAAGCCGTGCCCTTGACGATCAGCGCATTGAGAGCGTCGGCCACCGCGCCCCCGAGCCCGACGTGACCAGTATCCTTATCGACCGAAACGCCAAGGTAGAACGTCGAGCCGTCGGGGCTAACCTTCACTGAGAAGTCATCGTCGCCAAGGAGGCCGAACAGCGCGCGAGTGCTGAATGCGTCTTGAAACGTGAAGCTCGCGTCTTTCGCGGCTGCGCTCTTGTTAAGGGTAACGCGCAGATGCCCTGTGCCGGGGGTCACGTCATCATGGCTGAGAAGAACCGCATCCGACTTCACAGCGAGCCGGTTCGTCGTGTCAGCCGTGGTGCGAATGCCGAGCAGGACTAGGTTTTGGATGGCCGAAACGGCAGCGAGGGCGTCAACCCAAGCGGAGCCATTCCAGGCTAACAACGCCGCTTCATCGACTGCCCAGGCAAGCCAGCCGGTGCCCGGCACGAAGAATCTCCATGCCCCGTCAAGCCAAGCGGCGATGTGCCCAGCGTGTCCTGTCCAAGCACCGGTGGGGCTTGCCGCGACGATGTAACGAGCCCCTTGCGCCGGTGAGCCCGGAGGGGCCGACAAGCTGCGATCGAGCACCGCCAGTTGGACCAGGGCATCGAGATCGAACAGCGCCTCGTTTACGGAGACGTGCTTCTGCGCCTGGTCTGCCGCGAGCTGCGGCAGAGCCAAGTTCGGCGTCGCCATGATGATTTCCTTAGAGTGAAGAGTTCGCTTCTGCTGGAACGCCGCGCCCGTAGGCACGTGAAACCTGTGCCACCCGCCACGTCAGGACTGGTGGAGGACTTCCAAAATCGGCGGCCTGCTCTGCCGCCGTATAAAGGAGCGTCGGGGCTGACACTCGCGCCGATCGCACAACGGTTGCTCCGTCCATAATGTGGGCGTCATACTCCTCCGTCTCCTCGGCTAGGGGGACCTCGTTGAGCCAGGAATCGCCACCGACCCGCGTTCTGCGTATCCAGGAGAGCTGGATGTCGTTCGAGGGAGCCATCCGAAAAGCTGTCAGGTGGACCGGAGCAAACGGACGCAGTCCGCAGCCCGTGTTCGTGAACACGATCTCCCCGGAAAGATCGCCCGCGGGGCCCTGCGGAATTGGAGCAAAACGCCACGCGATTGGTGCCCCGATCCGAGAGACACTGAAGTTCGGTCTCGGCTGGCGCGCCGGATCGAGCAGCACGAAGCGCCTTCCGCTTGGATGGGACAAGATTTCCTGCTCGGTTCCGCGCTGGCCACGCAATAACCTGCTCAGACGGTAGCGGCCTTCCGCGATCAGCTCGGCCTGCGCAAACTGGATCACCTCATTGCCGATCAGGGCGGCGTTGCCGCCGGCAAGAACACGCTCGTCGGCAAGACTCTGCGGAGCGCCGTAGTCGAGCTGGACCTCGACGCTGTTCACTCGGTCCCAACGCCAAGCCGGCCCGGCCGCCAACTCGGTCACGGTTTGACCCATGACCGAAGGCAGTGCTGCGACCGTCGCGACTACGTAATCGAGATCGTCTGCCGTCGGCTGAAAGAGTGTGGTTCCTCGAAAACGACCGACCCCAACCGGGCACGACGCAACGTAGAAACTGGGCGCCGCGGCCTCGTGGCTATCGAGCATGATCGGCATATCCAGGAGTTCGATGCCCACCGGTGCAACCGGCTCCGCCGCGGAAGGTGGGATCGCGCCACTGCCGGTCGGCGCCGTATAAAACTCGGGAAGTCCTCCGTCTGTTGCAACACCGCGCAGCAGCACCAAGCCGGGCTTTCCATAAGTCACCGAAGTTGCGCGAATGCGCCGGTAGACCCCGTCCACCGGCACCTCGACCACGTCGGTGGCGTCGAGACGAACTGCTCTCGTCGGAAGGCGGAGATCGACGGTTTCCCGACCTTGCCAGATTTCGCGCAAGGCTCGCTGACCAATCGCTTGCGCCTGTTCGATCGATAGCACAATCGGTAAGCTTATGGTCGTCACGCTCTCAGAACGGCCGACCTGCTTTCTCACCGTTGCGGTGGATGACTGGTAATCTCGCGCTTCATCGATGTGAACGATGTCGATGGCGATCGGCAGTTCAGTATCCTGCGTCCGTTCAATCTTCACCCGCGAGTGGTCGCCGTCGTTCTCGCTGGCGCCAAGATCGTGCGGATCGAGGGCCACCGGAGAGGCCGCCCCGCGCTTCACGAAGACTAGTTTGCCGTCACTCTCGAAAGCATCGAAGAAATAGGCCGCCTGCAGGACGCCAATCATGTCGCGGATGGATTCTCGTTCGGTGACGACATAACCAACCACCTCGTCGTCGAGGGCATCTACATCGAAGTCCGCTTCGGCAAGGCCGGATCGCAAACAGAGGTCGCGTACAATTTCGGAGAGGAGCATGTTGCCGATCTTTCCCTCTACCCAATGGCCGAGCCGAAAATTGTCTCCGTCCGACCAGACATTCGTCAGCGCGGGAAAAAACGGATACGGACGTGCGTCCCAGCACCAGACAAAGCGTCGCTCCACCATGGCGCGGCCATACACAGGTGAATCCGGATTGTTTGCAGGATCTCGCCAGAACTCCTCTGTGGCTTCGATGGCGGCGCGCTGTACGATTCGATCGACGGCCCGATTGGAGTAGTACGGAGCAAAGCTTTCGCTGGATTTCGGGTCGATAAAAACGTTCGGCTGGTTGGTGCCGCAGTTCACGGACGGGATGCCATACTCCATGAACCAGATCGGCTTTGATCGCGGCCCCCATCCGCTAGCCACTCCAGTCGGCACCCCATCGACGCGCGGGACGTGCTGGTTCTCCCACCAGTAGCGAAGGTTCTTGATGGCATAGAACTGGTCATCGATGGGCGACCGCTGCTGGTCGAAGCCGCGCCGATCGAGATCGCGATCGCTTTGGCTCGCATAAAAGTAATCGACAAGCTCACCGGAACCCCAACCGACTTTGATCGAGCCTTTCTCGTAGATCGCACGGGGCACATCAGTAAGCGGAAAATACGCGTCGATCCCGACCACATCGATGTTTGGATCGGACCAAAGCGCGTCAAGCGGAAAGTCGACGTAGCCACTGCCACGATCGTCATATCGATACTCGACCCAGTCCGCCGCGTAAGTGACGACGCAGTCCGACCCGAGGCGGCTCTTCGCTTCTGCTGCAATCGACTGCCAAAAAGGTACCGCAGGATGAACACCGGCGCCGTCGCGCAGCTTATTCAGCGCCACCATTTCAGAGCCGATGACGAAGCCGTCCACGCCGCCCGCATCTTCGCAGAGCGTCATGCAATGGCGCACGAAGCGCAGATAACCGTCTGACCGTTCAAAAAAGCCTGCGACATCTTCTGCTAATCCGCCGATGCGCCCGCGCCATGGAAACGGCGCCGGGTCGGGCGGAGGGATGTCCATCATCAGGAATGGATAGAAGACGACCTTGTAGCCCAGGCTGTGCAGGTGCTGAATGGCCCGTATCACAGAACCGTCGCTGATCGTTCCGCCGTAGAACAGCCCGAGCGATCCATCGGGTTTGGTAAAAGACGAAACGAGTGGCCATGACGAAGCGCCGCTGCCAAAGATTGGCCGGCCCACTCCCATCACTGACCAGACGTAGGGTGCCGTGTCCGGCAGCCGGTCGGGATAGGTGGCGTACTCGGCTTCCGGTCTGATCGAGCAGGTGGCGACGTCGATCGAGGTACCGAACCACACATACACTAGGCTCACCCACTCGACGTTCGGCAACTCTCGCTTCAAGCCCTCAATGGACACTGCAAAATCGGATGCCTTTCGGCCCGCATTGCTGTTGATATTCGCATTGCGGATACGGCTGCGGACAATGTCCGGTTCATAGGCCCACTCGCCGCTCGCCGGAATGATGCACACGCCCTCCACAAGATGCCGCGCATCGGCAAGGTCGGAGCGCGACCCGCGATAGACTTCGACTTCAAAATCCGGGAGGTGATTGCCGTAAGGCGTCAGGTAGAGATTTTCGAGAACCACATAGGCGAGCCCACGCTGCGCCGGTGTGCGATCGGCTCCTTCCACGGCTTGGATCAGTGGGTCGGGTTCTTGGGCTTCCTCACCGTAATAGAGCCGAATTTCCCCGACGTGTTCCGGATCAATCGAAGTCTTGTCGAGCCAGATCCGGTAAATCGACGTAACGGGTCCTTCGCACACTCCGAGCGCGACGTCGGCGTAATAGTGATAGGATGTGCGCGTGATGGTCTGAGTGCCGCCGCCGCCTCCGCCCCCTCCTTTGCCACCGCCTCCTACAGTTTCGGTCTCGGTACGCACAACCTCGCGGATGCCGCGGATCCAAATGATGTTCGCCGGCACCCGCATTCGGCCCCAGATGGTTGGAATCGGTTGACCGTAGGCTGACCCCGAAAGGCTGACGTCGGTGACCCGCGCACCTTCCTGCCGTTGGGGATCCTGCGACTGCCCGAACAATTCCTTGTCGAGGATTCCGCCGACATAAGCGCCGAACAACGCCCCCAGCGATTGACCGAGTCCACCAGCGATGCCGCCGCCAAGCACGCCGCCGGCCAGCGTCAGAACCAGTTGTGCCACGGATCAGGTCTCGACTTCGAAGGTTAGGTTAGGAAGGCGATTACCGAATGGCGTAATGTACAGCTGCTCCATAACAACATAGGCGAGCCCGCGATAAGCTAGCGTGCGCTGGGCTCCTTCCACGGCTTGGATGAGCGGATCAGGTGACTGCGCGTCGCCGCCTAGGTAGACGCGCATGTCCCCGACCTTGTCGTTCTCGAAGGCGTTACCGTCTGCGAAAACTCGACTGACGGCAGAGATCGGGCCGTTACAGAGCCCAACCGCAACATCAGCGTAGTAGTGATAGCTGACGTTAGTAACAGTCTGCGTTCCGCCGCCGCCACCGCCCTTGCCCCCGCCGCCTACCGTCTGCGTCTCTGTGCGCACCTCCTCGTCGAAACCGCGCATCCAAATGACGTTCGCCGCGAGCCGCCCTTTGCCATAGAGCTTGGGAATGACCGCACCGTAGCTGGACGACTGCACGCGCAGGTCCTGCATACGCGCGCCATAGACGGTCTGGCTGGCGGTGCCGCCGAACAGCTGCTGGTCTACGATTCCTCCGACATAGCCGCCGACCAGCCCGCCGATCGCGCCTCCGAGGCCGGGGAGCAGGAGATTGCCGAGGACGTAACCGCCGACCGTGAGAACAATCTTAGCCATCGGTCTTTGGGCAGTATGCGGCTCGAAGTATGTTCATCAGGTCGAGGGTGCCTGGCATGACGGTCTATTTGACAAAGGTGTGGGGGTTCACAGAGCCAGTTGGCCCGCTTCAGTTCAGCACTGACGGCTGGCGTGATCGGGCGCGAAACGCCCTGCGACCCGGCGATCTCGTTGTGCTGGTTGGTACCAAAGGGCCGCCTACCGAAGATGCGGAAAGAGGTCGCCTGCTTGGAATGATGGAGCCGACAACAGAGCCTGTGTTGTCACTGGACTTTGATCTTCCTACGCGCCCGGAGCACTTCGACGAGGGTGCGCACTACAAATGGCCATATGGTCTCCTGAACCGAAACGCCTGGCGGCTGCTCGACAGACCTCTTTTGGAAGAAGTATCCGACAGGTCCTTCAATATGGATTCCGCTCTCGGGTTGGTCGACCTGAGCGCTTCAGAAGCCGCGCGGATCTTGGCCCTTCGACGCATCGAAGCGCCGTTACTGGCGCCTACAGTCAGAGCCAGAGCGCGCCTCGAAGGATTGGACGCCGTTCGGAGGCGCTCGGCCCCTCCGCCCACGACCACCCGTCGCGGCGTCATGCACATGCGGGGAGCACCGGCCTTCACTTACGCGCTCAAACTCAAAGGAGCATCGTCGATCGCGTTCAAAATCGGCTGGGCTTTCGACTACAAACGGAGAACGCGTCAATTCAACATCGCTTCCATGCCGCAGCTGGGCGGCATCTCTTACGTTCCGGTATTCAATCAGCTCTGGGATACGGCCCGTCAGGCGTTTGTGATGGAGCAAGATCTGCTGCGCCATTTCAGCACGCGCCGCCATCCCCATAACAGCGAAGTTCTTGTCGGCGTGGCAGAGGAGGAGCTGCAGCGGGCTTGGATCGATTTCATGCGCCGCTAGTCTGTTCCCTCGACCACGCCCGGCAGCCGGAAAGCGTGGCGCATCTTCGCTTCCCACCACGAGGATAGATTCTGCTCCACTACAACGCGGGCTTCGCGATAGCAGTGGATCAGGCCGCCTCCAGGACTGACGAACGCGCAATGGTGGGCGGGACCTTTGCCTGCACCGAATAGAACGATGTCGCCCGGTCTTGTCTCTTGCTTATCGATCTCTTCGCAGTGTTTCTTGAAGCCAAGATACATCCGCGGCTCTGCGCGGTAGAGGTGCCATGTTTCAGGATAGTCGAGCGCCATCGGAACCACCCCAACGAATGGTAGGGCCACACCACGCACGAACCCGATGCAATCGCACCCGACACCTTTAACCGAGGCCTGGTGATGCCAAGGCGTGCCGAGCCAGCTGCGAGCCTCGGAAATGAGCGCATCTCGCGTGAACATCAGCCTTTGATCGGATAAGAGAAGACCTTGTCGTTGCCGGGGATGTGCGGCTCGCCTCGGAAATTCAGAATGTTTCCGAACTTCGATTGGCAAGTCTCCGGAGTCTTGTCGCAACCGGCAATGAGACGGACCTGATCGCCGACCAGGATCGGTCGTGGCATCGAGGTGAAAAGCTGGATTGCAAGTCCATTGTGCTGAAGGACTTCGATCGAAGCGCCCGCATTCGCGCCCGTCAGAAATGTGCAGAGCCCAAAGGTGTAGAAACCGGTGGGACGGGTGGATGGGACTGTAAACGTGTCCCCTGCAGACACTGCATTGACCGCAAGCTCGTCCGTAAGAGGGCCAAGAGCAACGGTGCACTCAGAGCTGCCGAGATCGGTGCGGCAGAGCCGCGAGTAGAGCTTGCCCGAAACCTGCTGCAGTCGGTTGGCAACGCCGCGTATTTCGGCAGAGAAGCGGTTATCTGCACGTTTGATTTCACCGAGCGTGCCCCGCCGCAGGAGAAGCCTGCCCTGAGTGAGATCAGCCCAGTTGACCAGGAAAATGTCGATCTTGGCGCCATCAAAGCGGCCGGCCGTAAGGTCCTCGGCTTTGAGAGCGTCATCATCGAGAAATCCGTCCACGTCGAGGTTGTCGACTGACAGATCGGCCCCAGATTTAATTGCGCTCGGCAGAAAGCCGGTTGATGCGACGTAGGTCAGGCCCTCGATATCGAGGGCTTTATCGTGATCGGTGAAGCCGCGAACCCAGCCGTCGAGGCGCTCCAAACGCCAGCAAGTGGCAAGCGTGGTCACCTCGCCCTCGAGGTGCGTTGCAAATGCAGATGAAGCCGGTTTCATTTCTGATATGAAGTGCTCTTGGGACAGCGCTCGCTAGCAGTCTGCGCCGCTCAGGTTCAGGGACGGTTCCGGATGCTTCAAACCACGTTTGCATTCATAATTGCTGCGGTCGCTGAGATCGCAGGCTGCTTTGCCTTCTGGGCCTGGATGCGCCTCGACGGCTCGATCTGGTGGCTGCTCCCGGGGGCAGTGTCCCTTGTTGTATTTGCAATCGCGCTCACCCTTGTTGATTCCAGCGCTGCAGGGCGTGCGTATGCGGCATACGGCGGTATTTATATTTCAGCCTCGCTTGTCTGGCTGTGGCTGATCGAGGGCATCCGGCCTGATCGGTTTGATCTAATGGGCGCTTCTATCTGCTTAGTTGGAACCGCCGTTATCCTCTTCGCGCCGCGCGCTCAGGCGTTCTAAACCCGCACCTCAACCAACTGGATCGAGGACACTTGCTGGATGTGATAGGCCATGGCCGTCACAGGCAAATGATCTGTATCGAATCGGACTGGCACATCGAAGCGGAAATCAGCAAATGGCTGAACGGCAGGCGCGGTCGGAAACGTGACCAGTCCAGTGAGATGATCGACCGACACGGAAACTGGACTGCCACTCACGCGCACCACAGCCGTTCCTGACTCAGGCTTGGTGATTGTCCGCTGCTCTGATGACGGGCCGGATGCATATTGTTTTCGCAACTGCCAGACAAGCGGATCATTGGTTGCGGCAAGGGCCTCGCCGCTCGCCTCAAAATCATTCCAGTCCCGGAAGCGAAAGGCGTAGGCCCGGCCTCGGCGCGCCCGGAAGAACGCGATCACCTCGGCCATCTGCTCGCGGGTGCGGATACCCGTCGAAATGTCGAACTTTGCACGTGCCGCCGACCAGTTGATATTGCGCTGCTCATATCCCGAAGCCACCGCGATGATGTCGGTCGAAAACTCGGGGCCGCCCATTGCGCCCCGCGCGATAGCGTCCGGAAAGCGCACATCGTGAAATCCGCTCACAGATTTCTCTCGGCGCGACGCAGGGCGGACGCCATGTCGGCGGTGATCTGCCCCTGGGCGCGGCGGAACGAGCCGGCGTCTGGCGTCGTGATGTTGAACGTCACCATCATCGGCGCGGCCTGATCGCCCCGCTGGTCGTAGGC